GATTTTAATATTAGAATCAAAAGTGGTTCTGGAAAACACAACAATCTTGATAAAGAATATAACAATTACGTTTTAAATATAATTAACAACTCAGATAATCAAACAAAAGAAAGGTGGCACATCTATTCAATCATAATGGATGAATTGGTTAAAATAAATGAAATTGAATGTTTTGAGGAAGTGAAATATCGATTAACTGATGGAGAGAACCCAAATTACATAATGCTAGATATAATCAATAGAAATAAAAACAATAGCGAATTATTGTGGTTTATCAAAAAAAGAATTGATGAATACATTGATGAGGATTTTTATAAGTTATTTTTCAATTAAGATGCATTTTAATTAAATTAAGATATTTATAATAAAATAAAAGGATATTATTAAAAATAGCTATATGTCAAAGAAAATTGTAAAAATCACTGAAAGTGAATTGGTGAATTTAATTGAGAATATTGTTACAGAAACTGTTACTGAAAAGAAAAAAGAATGGTTGGCTGAAAGCAAACAAAAATCAACAACATTATTGGAAAATAAAATAACTGAATTGGAAGGTTTCATTAAGAAATTGGTTAATGAGGTTGAGGGTGAAGAAAAACCATGGTATATGAGATTTCAAGATATTAATAATTTAGAGAAATATCCTGAAGACTTTATTGATTGGGTTAAAGAAGATGATACTTGGGCTGAAACATATACATATAAAGAAGGTATTAAAACGTTGAAAGAATTATATGTATTTTGGAAAAAAGAAGGATTTGATAGAGGTTAATAATAACCTTTTATCATTATAAGATATATTTATAAATAACGAAAATAATTTTTTACTAAATAAACAAAAAAATGTCAAAGAAAATTGTACAAATCACTGAAAGCGAATTAGTGAACTTAATTGAAAACATCGTTACAGAAACTGTTACTGAAAAGAAAAAAGAATGGTTGGCTGAAAACGAAACAAAAACAACAACATTATTGGAAAGTAAAGTTGCAAAATTGGAAAACTTGGTTAAAAAATTAACTGAGAACAAATAATTTTACCAAAAAAAAAACTAATGGCTAGTAATGTATTAAATTTACGTTATTAGCCATTTTTGTATTAAAATGAATGTTTTAGAAATATTAAAAAGGAAATCAGAACCTTTAATATCCACAGTTATTAGGGATGAATTTATTGAGGCAAGCGAAATATCATTTGATTGCATATTCGATGGAACTTCAAAATTCTATCCATGGGAGTTACCAAAAAATATACCAACAGATTTTAAAATAGGGGTTATTGTAGGGGGAAGCGGAAGTGGTAAAAGTACTTTGCTTAAAAACTTCGGGAATGAACAAGAACCTGTATGGGATAATAACAAATCAATCTTATCACATTTTGATAACCCACAAAATGGAATCAATAAATTGGGTTCGGTTGGGTTCAATTCAATACCATCTTGGTATAAACCATATGACGTATTATCAAACGGAGAGAAATTTAGAGCTGATTTAGCTCGTAAGATAAACTCAAACGCAGTTATAGATGAATATACCTCAGTGGTTGATAGAAACGTTGCTAGAGCAGCTTCAGTGGCTTTATCAAGATATGTAAAGAATAACGATATTAATAACATTGTTATCTCAACATGTCATAGGGATATTATTGAATGGTTAGAACCAGATTGGGTTATCGATACGGATACAGGTCAATTGCTTGACGGTTTTTTTTTGTCCGACCAGAAATCAAAATTGAATTATATAAAACAACATATGAAGCTTGGGGAATCTTTAAAGACCATCATTATTTAAGCAATTCAATAAATAAAGCGTCAAGATGTTATGTTGCAGTTTGGGATGATACAATCATTGGATTCTTATCAACAATTGCAATGCCAAGCGGAACATTGAAAAATGCTTGGAGAGGTTCTAGAATTGTAATACTACCAGAATATCAAGGTATGGGAATTGGTCCAAGATTATCTGATGCAATTGCTCAAATGCATTTGGATGAAGGGCATAGATTTTTCAGTAGGACAGCACATCATAGATTAGGGGAGTATAGGAATCAATCACCGAATTGGAAACCAACTAGTAAAAATGGTAAGCTACGAAAAGATATAAAACATGATAAGGTTTATAACAACCATTATGCAGATAATAAAAGAATCTGCTATAGCCATGAATATATTGGTGATATTAAAACGTAGATTTAGTATCTTGTGGAACTAAAGTGTCAGTTTTTGTATCAACCTCAATAGATTTATAACTATTATTTAAATAATCATTAGCTATCTTGTCTTGTTCTTGTTCAATTTCTCTTGAAGATAAAACTCGGTCATACGGAATCAAAGCTGAATTTTTAAGAGTTGTTTTATTTTTCTCATTATAAGATTTGCTTCCAGCGTCAGAATAAATATATTTGTACATAACAACTGGTTTATCTTTTTTGCAACCAATTAACATACCAGAAGCTGCAATAGCACAAGCAACAGTTGCTTTTTTCAATGAGTCAATAACTCCTTCTTCAATATTTCCGTCAATTGGTTTTCCAATAATATAATATTCTGTTTCAGGTGATAATCCTAATCTTTGTAGTTCTTTCTGAATTTGAGAATCAAGGGATGATTTATTGAAATTCTCTCTAAGATGTTTTTTAATTAAAATTTTTGTTTCATTCATATTTTCCTTTTTCAATTTATCATTCCAATATTTATTTGCTTCTTTTTCCATTTTATCTATTCTTTCGTAATAATCTGGAAATTCTGAAACATGGTCGATGGAAATTTCATATTGTTTCTTCTCATCATCTGTATGTTCCGATTCAATCTTCTTACCATTTTTAATTTGGTCTTTTATATATTTAACAGAAACCTTGAATTTCTTTGCAATATCTTTTGGGGTTAAGTCATCTGCTTTTCCACCAATTAATTCGTTTTCATTTACCACACCACTTGATATTATTTCTATATTTTTAGCGTCAAAAACTGCAATTTCATGACCATCTTTAATTGAATCGAAACCACCAGCTTTATAAACTCTTTGTTCAGCCATACCATTCATATCAGTATAAGGTAGTTTTTTATATTGAAACATTTTTTGAACTTTATCATCAAACCATTCTGAATATTTATCTATATGTGGGTTTTCAGAAATTAATTCTTTTTTGAATTGCATAGCCATTTCAATAGTAGGTTCGGTAACACCAAAAATAAAAGTTTTTTTAATATTTAGTTTAACTTGTGTTAAAACTTTACCATATCCTAATGCAACATGTTTTATATCTGTAAAATAAAACCCAGCTACATTACCTATTCTGTTTTTCTTTTCAACATCATAACTAAATTTAGTTATTTCCGAATCTCCACCATGATAATAAACTTTATCCTTACCTAATTTTAATTCGTTTTCTGAAACCGATTTTAACTTAGCCAAATAACCTCCAATTCTATATTTTGAAGAACAACCAACGTGCTCTTTTGAATCTGATTTTCTAACGCAATATTTATTACCGTCTTTTTTATATGTTTCGTAAGGCATAACTTTAATTTTTAATATAAATATAAAAAGGGAAGCTTTAAGCCTCCCCTTTCATCATTTATTTTGTTTTTTATTTAAGAAAATATTAATTTATCTTCCTTTTTATCGTGAGTGATTTTAATTGTATCACCCTCTTTATAATTACCATTTAATATTTCATCGGTCAATGGGTCTTCAACAAATCTTTGGATTGCTCTGTTAAGAGGTCTTGCACCATAAGCTTCATTATAACCATTCTTTGCAATGTATTCAATCGCAGCCTTATTAAATTTAATATCAAAACCAATTTCTTTGATTCTAACTTTTAATTTATCTAACTCATTATTAACAATAACATTAATATGCTCTTGTTTAAGAGAGTTGAAGGTAATAATCTCATCAATTCTATTAAGGAATTCTGGTCTGAACTTTTTCTTCAAAGCTTTTTCAATAATTAATTTTGCTTTTTCTTCCTCATTAACAATTGATGAGTCAGTTTCAAATCCAACGCTCTTTCCAAAGTTACTCAATTCTTTAACACCAATATTTGATGTCATGATGATAATTGTATTTTTGAAATTAACTTTTCTACCAAGACTATCAGTTAAGTGACCTTCATCAAGAACTTGCAATAAGATATTGAACACTTCTTCATGAGCTTTTTCAATTTCATCAAATAAAACAATTGAATATGGTTTTCTTCTTACCTTCTCAGTTAATTGACCACCTTGCTCGTAACCCACGTAACCAGGTGCGGCACCAATCAATCTAGATACAGCATGCTTCTCCATGTACTCTGACATATCAATTCTAATCAAAGCATCTTGGTCACCATAAATATATTCAGCTAAAGTCTTGGTAATCAGAGTTTTACCTGTACCGCTTCCTCCAAGAAGTATCATGACAGTTGGTTTATTTTTATCTTTAATACCCAATCTACCTCTCTTAACAGCTTTTGAAATTTTTGCAACTGCTTCTTCTTGACCAATAACTTTTGAACCAATTTCTTTTTCCATATCAACCAATCTTTTATTTTCTTTGTTTGATATTTTTGAAATTGGAATTCCAGTCATTAAAGATATAACACTTGTAACCAAATCAACATCAACCATTGTTCTTTTCTTATCCAATGATTTAATCCATTCTTGTTTTGCTTTATCAAGATTCTCATCCAATTTTCTCTCCTCATCTCTTAATTTAGCAGCTTCTTCATAATTTTGTTGTTGAACAACATTTATTTTTTTATCTTGGATTTTATTTTTTTCAGCTTCTAATTTTTTAATATTCTCTGGAACTTCCACATCAATATTTGTTGATGCACCAGCTTCATCCAATATATCGATTGCTTTATCTGGCAATGCTCTATCTGTAATATATCTTGAGGATAATTTAACACATTCTTCAATAGCCTCATCAGTATAAGTAACTTTATGATGGTCCTCAAATTTTGGTTTGATATTTTTTAACATTCCAATTGTTTCATCAATTGAAGGTTCTTCAATTAAAACTTGTTGGAATCTTCTTGTTAATGCAGCATCTTTTTCAACGTTCTCTCTATATTCATCCAATGTTGTTGCTCCAATTACTTGAATCTCACCTCTTGCTAATGCTGGTTTAAATATGTTAGAAGCATCTAACGAACCTGAAGCATTTCCAGCTCCAACAATTGTATGGAATTCATCAATAAATAATATAATATCTGGATTAGCTTTTAATTCATCCAATATTGCTTTCATTCGCTCTTCAAACTGACCTCTATATTTTGTACCAGCAACAATTGATGCCAATTCCAAAGAATAAATTCTTTTATCCAATAACAATCTTGGTGCCTTTCCATCAACAATTAATTTCGTAAGTCCTTCAATGACAGCACTTTTACCCACACCAGCAACCCCAGTAATTATTGGATTCCTTTTAGTTCGTCTCGATAAAATCTGACCTACTCGTCTAATTTCTTTTTCTCTTCCGATAACAGGGTCAATTTTTCCGTCTTCAGCCATTTTTGTTAAATCCGTACAGAAATTATCTAATACTGGCGTTTTTGACACCTTACCTTTCTTTGTTGTTTTTTTTGATTTTTCTGAATCATCAAAAGAGTCGTTAGAATCATCGCTCATAACATTTTTAGGAATGCTACTACCTTTTAATTTACCACTTGTTCTCATATCATCCAATAAGATTTTAAAATATTTATAGTTTATATTATACTTTGAAAGGAACGTTGTAATAACTGATTTTTTTTGGCTTAATAAAGATAAAACCAAATGTTCCACATCAATATAATTATCATTTAATTTTTCAGATTCAACATCTAATTCCATGAAAGATTTTTTCAAATCCTCATTAAATGGTAATCTTAATTTTTTTGAATTTGTGATTCTTGATGTTATATTCTTTTCTCTGATAAATTCACTCAACTTATCATATAATAAGTTAACATCAACGATTTGTTTCACACAATCCACAAATATATTTTTTTCATCCAACAATAAAGCCATGAAAACATGTTCAGGTTTTAAATGAGTTTCCTCATTATCCTTAGCCTCTTTCATTGCCTTATCTATAATATATTTAACCTTTGGTACGATTTCTCTATTCATAAGACATTTTAAATTTTTGACAAAATTACTTTATAATTAAAAAAAATGCAACTATTGATTTTAATTATAAATAGTAATATATTTGCATTAAATTTTTAACATACTAAAAGATGAACATGAAATATAAAACAATTAAATTGCAAGTTAAAGATTCTCAATCTTTAATGAGTTTGGATTTCAATAATTCAGAAATGATATTTTCTGGGGATTTTTTAATTATTAACGAATTTAAAGAAGATGATTCAATAATTGGAAATATCTTTAACCTAAATGAAATAATAAAATATAAATTAAAAAACGATTAAAATTATGTTAATTAATAGAATTAAAAATGAAAATGTAATTAAAGCATTTTACCAATCATCAAATATCCTAGCTTCAACTTATAATGAAACAACGAAGGATTTAAATATCGTATTTAAGAAAGGTAATAGTTACACATATAGAAATGTAGAAACAAAAGATTACTTTAGATTTGAAACCAGCGAAAGTCAAGGAGAGACCTTTAATAAACATATCAAGCAATATCCTTTTATTAAAGGGGAATCAATTGATATAAATTTAATAACTGAAGAAGTTAACAAAATAAAAGAAGAAGAAATTAATGGTTTTGAAATAGCAATTATTAATAATTTAAAAATAATTGTTGATGATTATTCTGAACATTCAAAACTTAATTATAAGCTCTTAAATGATAATGAATTGCTTTTCAGTAAGTTAAAAGAATTAAAAGCAAATTAATTTTTCATAAATATAATTTTTTATTCATACGCATGATATTTATTTTTATAATATTTCATGCGTATGAATCAAGCTTCTTTAACTATGATAACAACTATTGTTGTTGCTGTCATAACAACTATTATTGCACCAATTATTATTGAGTGGTTTAAGACTAAAATTCTATCTAAGAAAACTGTGAAGGCAATGGATGAAGCCATTTCATTCAATTCTTTGGTAGATGAACAGTTATGCCATTTAATGGATGAATTAAGTCCTGATAATATATGGGTTGCTCAATTTCACAATGGAGGTAATTTTTACCCAACAAAAAAATCAATACAAAAATTTTCAGTGTTTTATGAAAAATCAACCTTTAATGGTTTAACAATTTCACCAATATTACAAAATATCCCAGCATCATTATTTCCAAGAGCATTAGATAGAGTTAACAACGAAACTTATCTAGAAGTTGAAGATGTGTTTTCTGCAACAGAAACTTATGGATTGGACACCATAATCATGCATTTAAATTCAAAATCAATTTATCTTTTTGGCATCTATAGTTTAGATGACACACTAATAGGAATCTTAGGTATGTCATATACCAAAGAAGTTTATAAATTATTAGATGAAGATTATTCACATATAACACAAAAAATCGGAGCAATAGGAACATTACTTACAAATTATCTATACAAAAGTGCTTCTGATAAATAATTTTAAAGCCTCGATTGAGGCTTTTTTTATTTTATCTCATATTTATATATAAAAAAATAAGATGGCAAAAATATATGATGTACATAGTATAATTGTTACACCGTCTAATGCTAATTTTAGTGCACATTGTTATACTGAAATATATGGTGGTCAAGCTGGATGTACAATAGATATAAATGGAACGACTGTTTCAGTAGGACCTAGCTCAAGTCTTTTTATTAATATAAGAAGTGTATCAGGAGGAACTGGTTGTTATTTATTGGGCTCTAATAAAAATGTATTTGATGGTAGTGAAGACTATCTATAAATTAAAAAAATAAAGTATTAATATGAAGAATTTACAAGGTAAAGAAGCAATTAATAGAATGTTGGAATTAATGGGTAAAGCACCTATTAATGAAGGTGTAAAAAATTCTGTTGTTGAGTTGACAAAAGCAGGTCCAGATGGAAAAGTATATGGTATTGTAAGAGAAAACCATGAGTATTATATTAAAATAGCTAATACAACTGATAATTTGGTTGTTGAGAGTTTTGAATATATCGGTGGTTTATCTAATAAAAAAAATGAAGCGTACCCTTCTTATTCAAAAGCAATAAAACAATTAAATTTAAAATTCATGAGTCTTAATGAATCAATTGGTAAATTTGGACAAGTGAATGTTTTTCTTAATGATAATTTAATTAATGAGCATCACCCTTATAAAGCTGACCAAAAATTATCAGCTACTAAAGGAATGGGTGATGGAGAAGAATATATTGTTGATAAAAAAGGTACTGAATTAGCTTACAAAGCAAAAGAAGGTAAAGCTGAGGATGGATTCGGAGATAATCTTGCTGAAAAAGATGTTGAGGATGAATTTGAAAAAGTTAAATTAAGTGAGAATGAATCAGCTATCGATTCAATGATTACTGGTGAGGAAACTGAAACAACACAACCAACAAGAAAAGGGAAAATCAGCATTTCTAGAGCAATCAATGAAATGGATGATATTATTAATTCAGATAACGTTAAATCTAAAGTTACAACTCTATTGGAGGGATTGACAACTGAAGAAATGGCTGAGTTAACAAACGCATTAAAAAAAAAAGTCTAGTAGATAACACTAAATTATCAACTGGTTTATTCTCTGAAGAGGAAAATGGTTATAATTTAGAATCTGAGACAATTTCTGAAGATACAAAATACAAATTAAAGCTGGATATCCCTAAAAAGGAGCCAGCTTTTCCTATTTCTGAACCTACCAAAGATGAACCAATGAATGACCAACCTATGGATGATATGCCAATGGATTCTTTTGAAGAAGAAGATAAACCATTTGATGACACACCATTTGATGCTGGAGTTGAAACCGATGAGGATGAAGACCCAAAGAAATTTTTACAGCAATTGGCTGGTAAAATGCAAACATCATTAAGAAAATACACAAGCAAAGAAGGTCAACCAGATTTTGAATTGGAAAAATATATTATTAATTCAATTATATCAGCAACGCATACATCTCAAATGCCAGATGATGATAAAAAAGATATTATCAAGAAAATTAAAGATGCTGGAGAAGGGGATGAAAAAGTTGAAAAGAAGGATGATGAACTTGATTCAGAATTAAATGATGAAAAACAAGATAATGAGGAAAACATTGATGATTCTGAAGACTTAAATGAGTCTGACCCAGCATTCCTACAAGACCCACACTTTCAATATTCAGAAGAAAAGTCAGTTTGGGAAATGAATGATTTATTGAGTGAGGAACATGAGCAAGAGGAGGGTCATGCATATGAATCAACAAGATATATGTTTTTTAGCAATTTAGGCCAGATTAGAAGACAAGCTGAACTATTAATGGAACTTGATGAGGATATGATTAATTCACTTCTTGAGAATGGACATGATTGGGCTCAAGACCATATTGCAACAGCAAAGGAAAGTATTGACCAAGTGTTTGATTTTATAATGAATGAGGTTGAAGGAGATGAAAGTGATAATGAATATTATGATTTTGATGAAGCTGATTTTGAAGAATGGTCAACACCAATGGAGGTTGAACCAAATGCTGATATGTCAGATGAATTAAAGTATCATATAGATAATAAAATTGCATTGGGTGAAACTGTATTTAGATATGGTTCAGAAGCTTATTTCAAATTGATTAATGAGGTTAAAAATTTATATGATAATAAATTAATCAAATTAAATGAGAATGATGAGTTTATTGTTAATGATTTTGATAATAAACTATACAAAAGCAATGGAAATGTGTTTAGATTAAATCTTATTTATGAGGAAACTGAAAATAACTCAGAAATAATTAATGAAGCTGAATACAAAGGAAAAGAAGTGGAATTAAATAAACCAAAAAGAGGTGGTTCTAAAAAATTCTATGTATATGTTAAAAACCCAGAAACTGGTAAAATTAAAAAAGTATCTTTTGGTGCTAAAGCTGGTGGAGGAAAATTAGCTGTTAAACTAAAAGATGCTAAAGCAAGAAAAGCATTTGCTGATAGACATAATTGCGACCAGAAGAATGATAAAACAACAGCTGGTTACTGGAGCTGCCGCTTGCCAAAATTTGCTAAGTTGCTCGGCATTAAAGGAGCTAAAGGAAGATATTGGTAATGAAAGAGTGTACATGCAAAAATTGTGGGTGGAATTGGATGATTGAGAAAAACGACAGTCATCCTTTTCTATGCCATGAATGTGGTTTTGACAATGAATTAAATGAATTTGATATGACATCATTGAAATTGTGGAAAAAGGAAAATAACCCATATATCGAAGAAAGAAACGATAATGTTATAAGAAGAACATTTTCAAAAACAATTAATGAAAATGAACTTGTTTGGCATATGGATAAAGTTGATAGGGTTGTTGTTATATTATCAGAAACTGATTGGTCATTTCAATTGGATAATGGTTTACCAAAGAAACTTAATGTTGGTGATGAATTATTTATTCCAAAAGAAACTTACCATAGAGTTATTAAAGGAAACAATGATTTAAATATTGAGATTATTGAAACCGAATTTGATAATGAGGTATTAGAAGAAGGTGAGAAAAAAAAGAGGGATGCTTGTTACTATAAAGTTAAAAGTAGATACAAAACTTGGCCATCGGCCTACGGTTCTGGTGCCTTAGTTCAATGTAGAAAGGTAGGGGCATCTAACTGGGGTAATAGCACTGATGAATCAACTGAAGAATTATCCGAAACAAAAAAGACTGATTTCTCAAAAGAAAAAGAAAAAGAAAAAGAAAAAGGTTTGCATGGTTGGTTTGAAAGACAAGGTGGAAAAGGAAAATCAAAAGGTTGGGTTGATTGCAACACATGTAGAAAAGACCCAGAAACTGGTAGAAAGAAATGCAAATCTTGTGGCAGAAAAGAAGGTGAGGAAAGGGCTAAATACCCAGCATGCCGACCAACACCATCTGCTTGTTCAACAAAAGGAAAAGGTGATTCTTGGGGTAAAAAAGCTAAAAATGAATCAATCAATGAATCAATTTGGAATATTAATCCAAACGTTGTTTTAAAAAAATAATTCACATGGAAAAGTTATATTTAGTTTATATTAATAACACTGGAAGAGATTGGAAAGGAAATAATATATATGAATTTCTTTTCTCAGATAAAAAAGAAAACATTGAAGGTGATGACTGGGATGTAATTCCTGCCTCTGGAAGACCTGAACCACCAATTGAAAGGTATATTAAAAAGGTTGGTAAATTAACAACAAATATTAAATTATCATTGGTTCAAGAAAGTGATACGTTTTGTGTTTGGGATGCTGTTGATGGAATAATTGCCATGGGATGGGAGAATATCGATGAATATAGCGAATACCCAGAAGTTAGATTATGGTTCAAATTTGGAGAGGAATTATCAAAAGTGAACGATAAATTATATGAGAAAGATTTTATATTGGAATATCAAAACATTTAAAAAATGAAAATCACAAAAAGACATATCACAGAAGCAATTGTTGGCACAAAACCAACAACTGAAGAACCAATTGAAAAAGTTAATGATAAAGATATTAGCCAAGCAGAAGAATTGAAAAAAGATTTGGAAGATATAAAGAAATTGGAGAATGAGATTTTTGGAATTGAGGAGACCGAAAATAAAAGAAATACCAAAGAAATTATTAAGGTTTCAGAATTACAAATAAACGAAAATAAGGATTATTTGAAGAATAGGATTAAAGAAAATCTTTATTCAAAAGATATTACTGAAAGAATGTGTAAATCATTGGAAGAAGACATTGTTAATTCAAATCATCCTTTAAAAGAAGCTAATATTTTTCCAGAATCTTATGGAATACCTTCAGATGTATCATTGATTATAAAGGAATTTGAGAATTCTGTTAAAAAATGTAGAGAAGCATTTGATATTGATAAAATAGATAACTTTAAGTTATATGAATCAATGGATAAAATATTAAACGAGATAAAAGAAATTGAAAAACCAAACAAAAAGAAATTGGAGAAATTGGCAACCAAATTAATTATTGATGAATTTAATATTCCAGAAGGAACAATGAAATTAAATGCTGAATTGGTTAATGAGGTTAAATTAAAAAGCAAATCAAAATCAATTAAAGAACTTGAGGAGGTTTTTGAGAATCATGAGCAGATTTCAGAAGCAATATATGCGTTGAGCAAAAATAAGGGTGTATATGCATTTGCTGAAGGTGCAATAAATAATTCAAATGTTTTATATAAGAATAATGAGGAATTAACGGATATAAATCCAAGGTTGTCCAATCATTATAACAAATTAATGTGTGGGGCAAATTATTTGGATTATGTTGTTGAATCAGACGATAAAAAGGTAGTTGGTGGTGATGTTCAATGCGAATATAAACAAAATAAAGATAAATCAATCACTCCAATAATTAATGCAAAAGCAATATCATTTCCAATATTGGTTCAAGAACTATATAGAGGTGTTATGGAAGTTTTATCAACTCATGGAATCCCAGAAAACAAATTAATTGCTGAATATGTATTGAACAATGATGATTATGCTGAATGCCAACCTTGGTTTAATAAATTTGGACCAAGAATCTGGAAAAAGTTTTGTGGAAATATAAATTCAGAAGATTCAAATCTAAAATACGAGGTTTTTGCAAGAATGATTAAGAAAGAACCAAAGGATATGTTATCTTTAATGAAGGAAATAATTGCTGGAACAAAAAAGGGGAAACAAAACATAAATGAAATTATATCAAATATAAAACAAGATAAGATTAATGATTCTTATTTTGATTCAAGTGAATTGATGTAATAGTTTTTTAAGCTATTGGCATATTTATAATATATATATATTGTTTATGTTAACAGCGAGTGAAATATTTGAGGAATACGTTAAGTGTGTTGATAGCCCAGCATACGCAATAGAAACGTATCTCAAAACATTTGATAAAACGCAAGAAGGTTTTGTTCCATTTAAATTATTTGTACGACAAAGACAGATAATAAAATCCTATGAAGCTAATAGGTTTAATTTAGTTACCAAGCCAAGACAGGCTGGTATATCCACAGTAACTCAAGCTTATTTGGCTATTAAATTGGGTTTTGCTGACCCTAATAACCCTGAGACTATTATTGTTATTGCCAATAAATTAAATTTGGCTAAGAAGTTCTTGAAAGGTATTAAGGATTATGTTGCTCAAGTCCCTAAATGGGTTTGGGGTAATGAATATTATGGTACCAAAGAAAAGGAACAAAAAGATATTTTTGTTAAGAACTCTCAAATTGAGATTGAATTACCGAATGGGTCAAAGGTTATTGCGGTTGCAACATCTGAGGATGCATTAAGGGGATATACCCCAACATTCCTTATATTTGATGAGGCTGCGTTTATCGATAATGGTGCAAACTTATATGCTGCTGCAGTAACATCATTAGGTTGTTTAACTAAAGATAGTTTAATATTAACCGATAATGGTTTGGTTGAATTAGATGAATTGGTTAAGGAGAAAAATAAAATAGGATTTACAGATTTAGATGAACCATATAAGGTATGTGATAGATATGGTAATATTGTTAATGCAACACAAACATTCGTATCTGAATATGGTGAAACTTATAAAATAAAGACCAATTTAGGGATTGAATTGGAAGGAAGCTGGAAACACCCACTATTGGTTAAAAGAAATAATCAAGATGAATGGGTTAGAATGAATCAATTAAACGTAGGTGATGAACTTATTATTCAATACAATCAAAATATATTTGGAAATAATGAATATAAAATAAGTGAATTTGATTATTCTTATCCATCCAATGAATTGTTAAAGGCAAAGATACATATTGTGTTAAAATATGTTCAAAATTTATTTAGTGGAAACGATTATATTGAAAATGATAATCATGAAGGATTAAAAAGAATTCAATCATTATTGTTTAATGTTGGAATTGTATCTGAAATTAATGTGAATATATTAAAAGTATTAAAAACAGATGAAGATTCAAATGGGTTTATAACAACATCAATTGTTGATATATCCAAATCTGAAAACCATACATATGATTTGCATGTTCCATCAACAAATTCGTTTATATCAAATGGTATTATAAGTCACAACACAGGGGGTAAATGTACGTTAATTTCATGTGTAACAAAAGAAACATTTGTTTTCACTGATGAAGGTGTTAAACAAGTGGATGAATTTGTTGATAAGGATAAAAGTGGTGGTTACAATGTACCTCATTATAATGTAATGGGTTTAAATAAACATAGACAATCAAATATATTCTTTAATAACGGAACACACGATACGATTAAGATAAAATCACTATCCTCAGAGTTAGAAGGGACACATACACATAAGGTATGGGCTTATTCATTCAAACATAATAGATATGATTGGTTCACAATGTCAGAACTTGAAATTGGAGATTATATTAATGTTCAATACGGATTTGAATTATGGGGGAATAATAATACATTGAATTGTGAATACGAATTTAAAACAAGAGATAGAAGACCTCATATAAGATATGATGAAATTGACGAAGAATTAGCTTATTTAATAGGGTTACATATCTCAGACAATAGTTTATTCCATAAGACCTTTTATAAGATGTCTCATGACTATTTTAATACTATATTGGAATCATTAGGATTTGATTTAAAAACCAAAAAGAAAGATAAGTACATTCCAAGTAGGTTGATGCAAATGTCAAGGGATAATATGGTTGCAATGATGCAAGGAATGATGGATGGAAATGCTTTTGTGGATTCAAAAACAGGAAAGATTAAATTCAGAACACATTCAGAAAAATTAGCAAAACAAGTTAGAGCATTATTGTTAAATTTTGGAATATTAACAGAATATAAAGCAAAAGATATATATCAAGTTACAACAACTCATTCAAATACAAAAAAATATTATGATTTAATCGGATTTAGATTTGATTCAAAAAATAATAAAGAATTCGAAGATAAAAAATTAAATGAAACTCAAACTTTTATTCCAGATGGAAAAAAGATTATCAGAGATATATTGAATGAACATTCATTGATTAGAAAAATAAGATATAATGGTTTAAAAGCAAGTGATGTTAAAATTAACAAAATTAATAAAACGGATGATTTAAGCAAAACAAAATTCATTGATTTTATTGATTATTTCACAAATGAATTAAAATTAGATTTATCAAAATATAATATAGATAAAATCCTATTCAATAATAGCAAATGGGAGAAAATAGATTCAATAGAACATTTAAGAAATGAAACTTATGATTTCTCATTACCAAATGATGAAAATGATTTCTGGTGTCATTCAGTTTTATATAATGGGATATTAGGTCATCAAACACCAAATGGATATGACGCATTATATTATAAAACTTACGAACAAGCAATAAGAAAAGAAAATACATATAACATCATTGAACTTAAATGGTTTGAAGACCCAAGATATAATAAAGATTTAAGATGGGTTAAAAATGAAGAGGTTATTAAAGAGTCTGAATTCACTTTAACATCATTTAAAAAAATGATTTCTGCTGGTTATAAGCCAACGTCAACTTGGTATGAGAATATGTGTAAAAACATGAACCAAGATAAAAAGAAAATTGCTCAAGAGTTGGATGTTTCATTCCTAGGTTCTGGGGGTAATGTTATTGATGATGAATTCATTGATATGCATGAGAAAACAAATGTAATGGAACCTAAATTTGTGGATAAAACATATTATGATGGTAATAGTGGATTAATATGGATATGGTCAGAACCATTACCAGAGCATGAATATTGTATTATTGGTGATGTCAGCAGAGGAGATGGAACGGATTATTCAGTATTCCAAATAATTGATTTCACAACAATGGAACAAGTTGCAGAATACCAAGGTAAAATTCCACCAGATATATTTGCACATATTTTGAATGATTATGGAAAGAAATATGATGCTTATATGGTTGTTGATAACATTGGAGTTGGACACACAACCATAAGTAAATTACAGGAGTTGAAATACCCTAATTTACATTATGAAGAAAAAACAAAAGGAAATAAAACAGCTGGATTCAATATCAATGGAGTTAGATTACAATTAATATCTCACTTTGAAGAAATGGTTAGAACCAATTCAATTAAAATAAGGTCAATTAGAGTTATTCACGAAATGAAAACCTTTATTTTTAAGAATGGTAGACCTGACCATATGGAAGGATATAATGACGATTTAATTATGTCACTTGGAATGGGATTATGGATATTGGAATCCTCATTTAAAAGCTTGAAAAAAACAAATAATCAAACAAAAGCATTATTATCAGCTTGGACAACAGGGTCAAATGATATATCAACACCTTCAACAATTGATTACTTTGACCAAAATAAAAATAAAAGAATAACCAAACCAAATACAAATCATGTTGCGTATAAAAATATACAAGACCCAAATGGAGATTATTTATGGTTGTTCTCAGGATTAAAATGATTTAATTATGGCAGATAAATTTTTTAGAAAAACAACGAACAATAGAGTAGTTCAACAAAAGTACTCATGGAAACCAGATGACTTTAATAAAAAAGGTCAAGGTGATATTGGAAATGCTAAAGTATTCGACACTGGTGAAGGTTGTTCGGTAAATGAAGACTATAAAGTAACCTATGTTTATCAACCAGTTATTGTAAATAATTTTGAAAAAAGGTTGTCATATGTTTATTGTGATTATGTTGAATAATCCTTTAAAATTAACAATGTTTACATTATATTATTAAAAACAAATTTTTTATGACAAACAATAAAAAAACAATATTTCAAAAACTTAATACAATATTTGATGCAAGTGGTGTTAACTTAACAAATGTTAATAAACAAACACAATCATCAATTAACAAATATTCAATTAGCAATGATGTCCTTCTAAAAACACAATCAAAAGAAGAATATGAATCTGCTAAACTTCAAGCTCAACAATCAAAATTTTTGAGTGGATTATGGAGAAAGACTGAAAACGAATTATTGCAACATTCAATGCATTATGAAACAACAAGAATTGGGTCATATGCAGATTTTGAATCGATGGAGTTTTATCCAGAAATTGCAGCGGCATTAGATATTATATCTGAAGAAGCCACAACACTTAACTCAAAAGGTAAAGTTTTAAATGTTTATTCTGAAAGTAAAAGGATTCAAACTATTCTTGAGGACTTATTTTTCAATAGATTGGACATTCAAGCTTCACTTCCAATGTGGACAAGAAATTTAGCAAAAAATGGTGATAATTTCTTGTTGTTAAATCTTGATAGTCAAAAAGGTATTACTGGAACAAGACAATTACCTAACTTTGAGATTGAAAGAAAAGAAGGTGATATCATTTATAATCAGTATTCTGGAGAATATAAAATAAACAATGATAGTGAAAGTGCTAAAGTTAAATTCTTTTGGAGAGGAAAAGATTTTGAATTTAATTCATGGCAAATTGCACATTTTAGATTATTAGGTGATGATAGAAGACTTCCTTATGGAACTAGTTTTTTAGAGAAAGCAAGAAGTATTTGGAAACGTTTACAATTAGCTGAGGATGCAATGTTAGTATATAGAATTACTAGAGCTCCTGAGAGAAGAGTATTCAAAATATATGTCGGAAATATTGATGATGCTGATGTTCCAGCATACGTTGATGAAATTGCAAATAGGTTTAAAAGAAAACCAGTTATTGACCCACAAACAGGTCAGATTGATTTAAGATATAACCAATTGGCAAATGACCAAGATTACTTTATTCCAGTTAGAGATGAAAATGCTCCAACACCAATAGATACATTACAAGGAGCGGCTAATCTTTCAGAGGTTGGGGATATATTATACCTTCAACGTAAATTATTTACAGCTTTAAGAGTACCAAAAACATTTTTAGGGTTTGAAGAAGCAACTGGAGATGGGAAAAATTTAGCATTACAAGATATTAGATTTTCAAGAACAATTAATAGGGTTCAACAAGCTATAATAGCTGAATTAAATAAGATTGCAATCATACATTTATATATGTTAGGGTTTGAGGATGAATTATCAAATTTTAACTTATCATTAAATAACCCATCAACACAAGCTGAAATGCTTAAAATTGAACAATTACAAGCTAAGATGTCAGTATATAAAGATGCTATATCTGATGCTGGAAATGGATTCATGGGTATGTCAATGACAAGAGCAAGAAGAGAGATTTTAGGTTGGTCTGATGAAGAAATTAGAAAAGACTTCTTAGAACAAAGACTTGAAAAAGCCGCTGCTGCTGAAATTGAACAAAGTTCATCAGTTATTAAAAGAACGGGGATATTTGATGAAGTTGATGCATTATATGGTGATATGAATGCCGCTGGACAACCTGCTGAAGGTGAAGAAGGTGGTGGTGAAGAATCATTCGGAGGAGGTGGTTCTTTCGGAGGTGGAGGTTCGTTTGGTGGTGGAGATTCAAGCCCACTTCCAGACCTTGAAGGAGAGGAAACGCCAGAGGGAGGTGAAGAAGCACCAGCTGAAGAGGAAATCCCAAGTATTGGTGGAGCTGAAACCCCAGAAGAAGGTGAGGAAACCACTGAGCCATTGGCTGAAAGAAGAAATAACAGAAAGAATTTGATTAATGAAAATGTTATCAACAATAATAAGAAAAAGTTTATAGAAAAACAATCTTATGTTAATCAATTATTAAACACCGTTAATCAAAAAGAACAAGTTATTAAGGAAGGTGTTAAAATATATGATAAAAATTTAAAAATCAATGAACATATTAATTCAATCATTAATGATATTGACGATATGCTAAAAAAATAAAGGGATATTTATAATAAAAAACTATATGGAAACAAATATAACAACTATTGCTCAAAATTTCGGAAAAATAAAAACATTATATAATAATATATTGGTTGAGAGCATTGTTAATAAAAAGAACGATAATAAAGGGGTTTTCAAAAAATATGTGAAAACATTAAATGAGAACAAGATATTAAAGAACCAATTCCTTATCTATAATCTTATCGAGAATAAGATTGAACCAAATGAAATGAAAGCAAAACTTTTTATTGATGAATGTATTAATTATTTTTCAAAATATAATAAGAACGAAATATTAAATGAGAATTCAAAATTAATCCAAGATTTGATATTTGAATCAGATGTTATTGATTATGATAAAAAAGAACTTCATGAGAATATAACAAACCTTATATTCACAAATAAAACTCCAGATACCATTGATACGATTGTTGAATCAACAACATACCTTATTAACTATGTTATGACAAACAAGGAAAAGGAAATTAATGAATCCTATGGTTATCCAAACAGTTTATTAGCATCATTGGCAACAGATGAATTCAATGAAGAATATTCAAACATATCAGAAGATGAGAAAAACATTATATCAAGAATAATGGAATCAAATTCTGATGAGACAAAGGAAAATTTACTTAAAGAATATAATTCACAATGTATTAAATTAATTGATGAGAGCTTGTTAAATGAATCGGATGATTCAATTAAAGATAAGTTATCAAACGTAAAAGATAAGCTCTTAAATCAAACATATAATACAGATACGTTCACAACTGATATAAATAAATTGTTAACCCTTAAAGAATCATTGAAATTTTAATTAATTCCTATTTGATTTTTTTTCTTTTTGGAATAAATTAGCAAAAAAAAGATATTATGCAATTAAAGAAAGGAAAACAATTTAATCTTAATTTATTTAATGATTATAAAATAACATTTGGAACGGTAGATAATAAGAACCCAAAAGCGTTGTATTTTACAATATCAT